AGTTTGTGCAAGTCGCTGAATAACCTTAGTTCCCCGGAGTACTTGTACTTAATCACCGGGAACCTCTTAAGCCTATTTGTTGAGCAGTAGGCGCATTGATGAGGACAATTTCCACCCAAAGGGTTCCATGTCACAACATCATCATACATATTTCCGTTTGACTTTTTCATATCAGCATTGAGACTAACTGGTTATACGCTTCCCTGCTCTCAGGGTGCTCGTTGATGAACATATCCACAAACTCATCAAGGGTGAGCTCGGCAGCCTCCAGGGTCTCTATCTTGATCTTGCGGCCAATCCTGCGAAACTGATTCTTGACATAGACATACTTATTGATCGCCTGTAGATCTATTGCCTCCGTGGTGGTCGCCTCATCTTGGAAACTCAAGACTCCATCTGCCGTATCTCGCAGGTCAGACATATACTGATCAAAGGAGTCATTCCTGGTCAGATACTCCACAAGGGTTTCCTTAAGCAGATATTTCATTGTCGTAGGCTTTAATTGATATATCAGGCATTGGAATCTCCCCGTTTAACAACCTCTGTTGTATCTCATTGACCACCTCCCTGTAATGCTTATCAGAGTCCATGAGTTCAAATGTTGTCCTGATCAAATAAAGCACAGAGGCATGATCCTTATCAATGTGCCTTGCAAGACAATTAGGGCTGTCTCTTCCGTCCATGTGTTTACCCCTGCTGACAAACTTGGTATCGTTGTACGGGATTATCCTCTGTTCCCGGGGATCTGTGGTCCGGAGAAGATAAGCGTAGAGCCTCCTGGAATCCACTATCTCCCTCTTGCGTGTTTTACGGAAGATGTCTCCTGCCGGAACCCCGGTTATCTTCGATACCTCCTTTAGCAGCATGTTAGGGCACGACCTGTCGAGATCGGTCCCATAGCGATGTTTCTGAATAGCATCCACCATGTCGTTGTAGATGCGGAGTTGTTTCTCCTTCTCCTGGATTATCTCTTCCGGGATCCCTGAGAGGCGCATCTGGTCAATGTCCAGCTGTATCTCTGCAATTTTCAATTCAACTTCTGTGACTGTCATGTGTGATTACTTTTTACGGTTACTACTGCGTTCAATTCGTCCTATCAGCTTACCCACGATTGCGGTAATGACAAAGAGGACCATAAGACTGATTATGAATGTTAGTGTGGTCATGGTTACTTCAGTAAACTTCTTAGTAATTCAATCTTTGTTGTGCAATCTGCTCTGGCAATGATCCAATGGACCCTCTCTGACGGCTTCAGCGTCATGGGTGCAGCTTTTGCTTCTTCATCAGATATTTTAGTCTGTTCCAATTTCAGTTCTTCTATTTTTGCCTCAATACGGGTGCGGTACTTGGATTTAAATAGTGTCATGGCTAAACAATTGGATTAATTAAATTGTCGCTTATTTCATCAAGCTCAAAGGGGCTCACTATGTAGCACTCCATTACTTCTATTCTTTCCGGCTTGGCGGTTTGTGAAAGAATATAGTCAGCAGAAACCTCAAAGACGGTCAACTCTGAAAGGTTCCGATAACACCAATATTGAATAAGTCCATATTTTTTCCCGGTAAGGGGATGCTTATAAACAACCTCGTATATGCAGTTTAAAATTCCATCCCTATAACAAGTCACATCTGGAATAAAAACAATCGCTCCATCCAAGAGAAAAGGTTGTTCCATAACTCCATTCACCCATCTTGATAATATCTCTACGGCCGACCTATGATATCCCGTTTCTCTTTTTTCAAAACGGCGGCCCTTCCTCATTTCTATCTGTCTCATAAAAATATATTGGAATTGTTATTTCTGATTTGATTTCGGGCAATAACCAATTACTCATATCCCTGCCTAACTCGTAAAATCTTCCCGTCACATAGTCGTAGTCAAGAGATATTACCCCTTGTTTGCCGAGGTGTTTATATTTGATCTTCTGAAAATGGACCTCTACCTGGTTCTGCATAACATTATCAGAATCCACCTTGCGATGAACTGTAAACCCATAGTCTGTTTTGTTGTAAAAATTTGCGGATCCAGATATGTCATAAAGGGAAGGAACATCAATCATCCCATTTGTCTTATTCATCTTCCGGGGATGGGCTACAAGAAATACCAGAACATCATTAATCTTTGCAAATGTTATGATCTGGTCAAGAAACCGGCTTATATACTGTGTTTCTGAATCAGAGTATTTATGTTCGAGTTTATTGTAAGGATCTATAACTATAGTCTTTACCCCTCGTGTCTTAATTAGTACTTTGGCTGAGTCAAGAATAGTGTTAACAGTAAAATCGTCATTGTTGAGAATATAAAAGTAGTTCTCCCGTATATACTCATACGCCATATCCCATTCTATCTCATTACACACGTTCTTGTTAAACTTCTTCCCTATTAGCTTTTCAAACAACTTGGCATAATGATATTTTAGTGGATAGTTCTCCGGGGTAAAGAATGCTGCCTTCCATCCATGTTTGATATTCAACTTCGTGACGAGGTAATCTACAAACTCACTCTTGCCTGATGCTGGTATTCCGGTTACAATAGCAAGTCGTCCAGACTCCCATGTTATATGGTCATCAATAATCCCATGGCCGATCTCCATTCCTTTTTGAACTCCATTCTCAAACAAATCCCTGATGTCGGAGTATATATCACCGGCCTTAATGATACCTTTTACCGGAACGGGAGTTGCATTAGGAATGACTTCTTTGAGATCAGGTCCATATTTCTGCAGGTACTCGTTTGCGTCCTTGCACTCTTTAAAGGAAACTATATAACATCGCTCCGGACCTAACCTGCGAATTAATTCATCCCTAAGTTCAATTCCCTTGGTGTCCTGGTCTGTCGCAATGTAGATCTTCTGTATTGGCTCAAATATTTCAACACATGAATCCAAATAGGTCAGGTTTTTGTTTGCTCCATTTGGAACTGATATTGTGTTTTCATAACCGGCCTGGATAAAAGAGATCGCATCTATCTCTCCTTCCACAATTATAACTTCGTTGTATTTTTTAAGACAATCTATATTCCAGAATATAAGCTCTGCACCGGAAACCATCTTGAATGATTTCTGAGGACCGCGATATTTGATATTGGTGAGTTTGCCATTGATAAAGTATGGGAAACAAATAACGTCCACCACCTTTTCAAACTGAGGCATAAACTCCTGATCGGTATAAACTTTAAGTTTGGCCAGGGACATCTGGCTTATCATTCTGCTCTCGAACCATTTTACAGCCTTATCTGACAGGGCTGTTAGATTCTTCCACTTCGGGATAACATATTGCTTTTCTTCATGGGGATTATACTCGAAGAAGGTTGTCAGACAATTGTGACAATACCCACGGTTCTCCTTGTGATCCCACGACAAACACTTATCTGTTTTCTTTTTTCTGTTATGAGAACACTCAGGGCATAAACTCCTGGTTCCTTCGGGAGGATTAAACTCATAAATTGATTTGGTAATTGATGACTGTATTTTCATATGGCAAGCTTTATTTTTTTATTTTGATACTTGCCCTCATAAATCTTCAGGAAGTTTTGTGGCCTCATTATCCATTCAAAATCTGCCTTCCATGCCTTGTCATTTTTCCCGTTAAGCCAATCACTCTCACCAGCCATCCTTATTACCGATATAACTTTCTCAATTCCGAACTCTCCTATCCGTGCATTTATTAATCCCTTCCGAAAATCATTAAGCTGAATAACCTTTGACATAATCGGACACAAGGAATGATAGTTGTCGACTATGAATTGATAATCGACAAGAATTTTCCCTTCTTTTACTTCCTCTGAAAGAGGATCACTATCACTATCACTATCACTATCACTATCACTATCGGCATGTTTCGCATCCGTTTGTATGCCATCGGATGCGATCGCATATTTATCTTCCCATCGTTTACGAGCGTTAGCGGCATTTTGGGCCTTTTTGCCTTCGTATTTTATGAGATCCCGCTTAAGCGTTTGCTTGATTGGTTCAAATAATAGTTTGGTGAGACGATCCGGTGGTTCTGGATTCTGGTCATTAACATATTGAAAGAAATGTTTTATTAATCGGCCAGCCTCATCGTCATTAAGTCCGCTAAATATGCTTATCCAGTCGGCATACACAATTATGGATTTTTTACCTTCTGCCATAATCTTTATTATCAAAAAGCCCCCGGACAAAAGAAAACCAGATAGGAGAGTGCGAATCAACCTTTTCTGG